CTGATCGTCAATGTTGATGGAAACTTTGATGCGGTTACTAATGCAGCTCAAAATCAACTAGGAACAGTTTGGAACTCTTGGGAAACTCAATGGTCTGGTTCAACTAGGAGAGAACAACGTAACGGTGATACTGTAAGAACTATTCTTAGTACTCGTTCACAGCAAAGACGAGCAGGAATACGGACTGATGTTGTAGAACAAGTTGATAGAGAGTCTCAAGGACTACGTGTCATTAACAGAGCAGTTATACCAGTTGTTCGCTCTCGTTCAATTGCATTTGATGGAGTAGACTTCAGACCTAATACAAGACTCTACGTGTTCTTTGATAAAATCAATGTTGATGCTCATGTCACACCATCGGCTGGTTTCTCAAGTGCCTCAACCATAGTTGCTGGCAGTTCTTTGGTTACTGGAGCATCTGGTAGAGTTGCTGGAACTTTTTTGATACCAGACCCTAAAATAGAGGGAAGTCCTCAATTTCAAACTGGAGACATACAGTTCCGTTTGACATCAAGCTCTAAAAACCTCACTGGAACAGATGCTTCTGTAGATTCAAACTCAACAGCGGATGCAACGACTGATACCTTGAGTACTGCTGGTGACGCAATTTACAGTTCAAGAGGAATACTTGAGACTTTCCAAGAGACAATCATTGCAACAAGAAATGCAAGGATTGCTCAAACAAATGTCAATCAGACACAATCACTTACATCAAGCACAGTGATTGGAACGAGACGAGATGCACCTGAAGTTGCCGACAATGATAGTGATGGAAACGATCCACTTGCACAAACATTTATTGTTCAAGGTGAGAACTCTACTGATGGAAGATTCATTACCTCAGTTGATCTTTTCTTCTCTGATAAGGACTCTGTTGCTCCTGTAACAGTAGAGATTAGAAATGTTATCAACGGATATCCTGGCGCAAAGATACTACCGTTTGGTCGAGTAAGTCTAGACCCAGCAGATGTCAATACATCCTCGACAGCTGCAACTGCAACGACATTTACTTTCCCTTCACCAGTATTTGTGAAACCCAAAACTGAATACGCAATCGCAATTCTGACTGTTTCTCCAGAGTATAAAGTTTGGACTTCTCGTATGGGAGAAACTGATATCGGTGGTAGTAGGATTATATCTGCACAACCGCACACTGGTGTTCTGTTTAAGTCAAGTAACAACAGTACTTGGGAACCATCTCAGTTAGAAGATTTGAAGTTCTCTCTTAAAACTGCTAAGTTTACTCCAAACACTCCAGGCACACTTAGTTTGGTCAATGAGGCTTTACCAACAAAAACCCTTGTAGTTAATCCTATATCAATGACAGGTAATAGCACTACGTTGCAGATTAAACACAGAGATCATCATATGTACTCAGCAAGTAATAATGTTACCATCTCTGATGTTTCTACTGGTATAACCACAACACTTAATGGTGCGATTACAGCTGCAACAACTTCATTAACTTTAACCAGTGGTACTAACTTTGATGATACTTCTGGTAAGTATTCAAATAGTGCGTCTAGTGAATGGTGGATAAAGATTGACGATGAGATTATGAAGTATACTGCCATTAGTACAAATGCTGTATCAAGTATTACTAGAGGACAACAAGGTACAACTGCTGCAACTCATGCTGATGGTGCTACTGTTGAATTGTTTATAATCCATAAGGTTCCTCTGTATGAGATTAATAAAACTCACACAGCAATTGCAAACATAGGTATGGATGACTATACTATTACACTTTCATCAACTCCTGTTATTACTGGAAATGCTACAGCAGAACTTGGTGGAAGTTCTGTAACTGCTACAGAAAACTCTATAATGGATACGATGAAGACTATAATTGGAGCATTAGAACTTCCAAACACATCTATTGTCTCTACACTTAGACCAACAACTGCGACAAGTGCAAGTGGAACACAGACTTCATTTAGTACAGTAAGCTCTGGTAGTGCTTTTAGTTTCCCACTAAATGAGAACTTTGAGTTTGATGCACCACATATGGCTTGTTCTAGTATTAACGAAACGAATGAACTTAGTGGTTTAAAATCTTGTTTTGTTGATCTTCAGTTGAATACGACTTCTACTACAGTCTCACCAGTTATTGATTTGCAGAGGACAACTCTGTTATCAGTTGCAAATAGATTGAATACTATTAATAGTTCATCTGATGTTTTCCCCACTACAGAGTTCTTTGCTTCTATAGAACCAGACGGTGATAATAATGCTGCAATTTATCTGACAAAACAGGTTGCTTTGGAGAACCCTGCTTCTGCAATCAAACTTTTATTCAATGCACACAGACCTTCAACTTCTAATATTAAAGTTATGTTTAAGATATTAAGAACTGATGACTCTAGAGACTTTGACGATCTTGGGTACACATTCTTTAACACAACTGGTGTTGATGATAATACTCAAGCGGCGTCTGCTGATGAGGATGATTTTAGAGATTATACCTACACTGCCGGTGTTACAGATGATGGTATTGGTAATCCATTAGATGAGTTTATTTCACTTCAAATTAAAATTATTATGCAAGGAACAAACTCTGCTACACCACCAAGAATCAAAGACCTCAGAGCGATAGCGTTGGTGACATAAGATGAGTGATAGATTTGTTCAAGTAGAAGGTCATCCAGATTTATCAAGAGATATGAATAGTGGTGCAATAGTAAATAGAAACCGTTCTGCTTATGACCGAGCTAAGAAACGAGCACAAGAAGCACAACAATCGAGAGATGATATAAGGACTGCGACAAGGGAAATAAATAACATTAAGTCGGAGATGCACGAAATAAAATCTCTACTAAAACAATTAGTGAGTAAAGAATAATGGCAATAACAGCAATTGCAGTTACACCAGATAAATCTCTAGAAGAATTTCGTGTAGAGTTTAATAAACTCATACAGGACTTTGATGGTGTTGCTAGTGGTAATTCATTCGCACAATCTATTATCTTTGAGGGTGCAACAACAGACGCATTTGAGACAACTCTTCTTGCTACAGACCCTACAGCTGACCGTACAATCACCTTACCTAATGCTACTGGTACAGTGATTACTACTGCTAACTCTAATGCTGGAACTACAACATCAAGTAGTGGTGATGCAGATTTTGTTTTAGTTGATGACGGTGGTGTTCTTAAAAAGATAACTCCTTCCAATCTTGGTATTGGTGGTTCTGCTGGTTCTGTTGCCGCAGATGATGTTCAAGCTGGTGACGCAGCAGTTAATATTACGACAAGTTCTGGTAACATTACAATTGATGCTGCAGCTAGTGATACAGATATTATCTTTAAAGGAACTGATGGTTCTTCTGATATAACCGCACTTACTCTTGATATGAGTGATGCTGGTAAAGCATTATTCACTGGTGCAATCTCTGCAACTACTATCACACTTACAGCTGATGGCGGTGTATTGCTTCCTGACGGTGGTAATATTGGTTCTGCATCCTCAACAGCTGCAATGCAGATTGCTTCCACAGGTATTGTTACCTTTGTTGATGATATTCTAATTAAAGATGGTGGCACTATCGGTGTTGCTTCTGCTGCAACTGCTATTACAGTTGCATCTACAGGTATCGTTACGTTAGTAGATGACTTAATCTTGAAGGATGCCGGAACTATTGGTGTTACAAGTTCAACCTCTGCAATTACTATTGCTTCAACTGGTATTGTTTCATTCATAGATGATATTGCAATTAAAGACGGTGGTACAATTGGTTCTGCCTCTGCACCAACTGCAATGACAATTTCAGCCGCTGGTATCGTTACTTTTCTCGATGATATCCTTGTAAAGAATGATGGTACTATAGGTAGTGCTGGTGCAGCAACTGCTATGACTATCTCTTCTGCTGGTATCGTAACATTCGTTGATGATATTATAATCAAAGATGGTGGAACAATTGGTGCTGCATCAGCTGCAACTGCTATAACAATTGCATCAAGTGGTATTGTTACTTTGGTGGATGACTTAATTCTCAAAGACGCTGCTACAATCGGTGTTACTAGTTCAACATCTGCTATATCAATTGCTTCTACAGGTATCGTTACTTTGGTAGATGATTTAATCTTGAAAGATGCTGCAACAATTGGTGTTACAAGTTCAACTTCTGCAATTACTATTGCCTCTACTGGTATCGTTACACTAGCAGATGATCTATTACTTAAAGATGTTTGCACGATTGGTACTGCAACAACTGCTGGAGCGATTGCAATCGCCGCAGATGGTACAGTAGACCTTGACACTGCTGGTGCAACTGTAGCTAGTGCAGTTATAAAAACTGTTGGTAAAGAAACTATATGGGTTCCATCTACTGCTATGTATCCAAGTACAACTAATCCATGCTCTGATTTAACTCAAGTAGAAACAACTGCATTAAGACCTGATTTAAAAGTATTAGATTTTGCAACAGGGGCAGATGATTTTGCACAATTTAGTGTAGCATTTCCTAAATCATGGAATGAAGGAACAGTTACTTTTCAACCTTATTGGACAGTAACAGGCACTAACACAGGAACAGTTGCATGGGCATTAAGTGGTATTGCTGCTTCAAGTGATGATACTATTAACACAGCGTTTGGTACTGCCATTGTTACTACTGCTCTTGCACATAGTGGTACATCAAATGATTTAATGGTTTCAGTAGAAAGTGGTGCAATAACAATTGCTGGTTCACCCGCTGTAGCAGATTGTTGTTTCTTCCAAATAGCTAGAGATGTATCTGCTGACAATCAATCAGGTGATGCTCGTCTTATAGGGTTAAAGTTATTCTTTACAACTGATGCTACGAATGATGCTTAGGGAATAACGTAATGGGATTTGGGACGCAAGTTTTAGGTTTTGGTGGTTTTGCAAACAGGGGTTCTGATGCCTATGCGGTCAATCAGTCTATTCGTTTCAATGTTGCCGATAGCCCTAATCTCAGCAGAACGCCAACAATTATTGGCAATCAACAACAGTTTACTATATCTTTATGGTTTAAGCGAGGAAATTTAGCTAGTTTACAAACATTATTTAACTTTGGAGCTAGTGAAGACCTAGCCATTAATGCTGCTAACGATCTCATATGTAATTTTGGTGGAAGTAATTATATTACTAACCGTAAATTTCGTGACCCACATGCCTGGATGAATTTGGTTGTTGCAGTAGATACTTACGTAGCAACAGCAGCACAGAGAGTTCGATTTTACATCAACGGTGTAGAAGAAACAAGCTTCTCAACGGAAACAGACCCAGCTCGATATTCTTATATGGCAGCAAATACTCGTGTAGCTCACTTCGTTGGAAGTAACGAAGGTGGAGCAGAGGAGTGGGACGGCTATATAACAGAAGTTCATTTTGTAGACGGGGCTCAGCTTCTTCCTGCTAGCTTTGGTAAGGTAGACACTAACGGAGTTTGGGTTCCTATTCAGTATGACGATACTACAACAGTTATTGCACCAATTGGCCCATATTTAGGGGAACTTAACGGAGACATGACAGAGGGAGGTGGGTTAGCTTTCGCCTTTAACGAAGTGTTTGGAGCCAATACTGCTTCGGCACAATCACCCGGCGGTGACGCTGCAACAGGTTTTATAGGTAAAGACTTTGGCTCTGGTAATGCAAAAGTAATACGAGGAGCTGATATATTTTCACCCACGAATGTAGGTTTTGATTCTAACTGGGACGGCAGTGTTACTATTTCTGTGTGGGGTTCAAATACAGCAGACCCAGATTATGACAGTGACACCAACTGGACTCAGTTAAGCACTTCAACATTTGACACGGCTCAGTCAGGATCAACTCCAGATCAAAGTCTTCAAAGATTTTCCCAGACCACAGCATACAGACACGTAAAAGTTAAAGGTGTAACGGCTTCAACTGGTGATGCTGGCAACGCATTTAGTATATCAAAGCTAACCTTTTATGAAGCAGTTTCTGGTCACGGTATTAATGGTTTTCTTATAAATGCTAGTTCTGCAAATCAAATAGGGGCAGATATACAAACAACACTTGGTACAGTTGATATAACACACGTACATTCTCCAGCAATTCAAGGAACCAATGCAACAGCATTTACTTTTTCAAGTGCAGCCCTTGGTGCTGTTGCAACCGATAGAAAAATAGCTATTGCAGCTACAGGTACGGGTGGTGGAACTTACACTATATCGTCAGTAACTGTCAATGGGCGGTCTGCTTTTCTTGCTAAAAGTAGCGGTCTAGAAGGCGAGGTCATTGCTGATATTTGGGTTGCAGATGTTACTGAAGGCACAAGTGCCACAATAATAGTTACCTTCACAGGCTCTAAAGGAACCTGTGGAATTGACGTTTACAGAATTACAGGTAGTAGTGGGGCTATTCTTGATTCGGGTTCTTCCCATGCGGCCGTTGGAACTTATGATATTGATGTTAGACCAGGCGGTGGTGTTATTGGATCGTGGGCCATAAGCACAGGTACAAATTCTGCTAGGACAACTACTTGGGCAAGCACACTCACAGAAGATAGCGATAAACTTGCTGGTGGAAATGAACAATTCCTTATGTCTTCTGCACACGCAGAGTTTGCTACTCAACAAAATAATATAACGGTTTCTGCAACACTAAGTCATTCGTCATCAGCGCAATCTGCTGTCTTTGTATCTTTTGCACCAACATCCACTAATCCTCTTATACCAACTAATATAGCTACAACGGACGTTGTTCCTGATAGCTGTGTTGACAATATTGATGAGGGTGTTGGAAATTTTTGCACTTTCAGTCCTCTATCGCCATCGGGGGCTGTTTGGTCTGACGGAAATTTAGTTGTTGTTCTCACAGGTTCAAGCACTTACGACAGTACTGGTGGAACGCAATCTTTTCCAAGGTCCGGCAAATATTATTTTGAAATTACATTCACAACAGCCAATTCGGTAAACAGTAATTTACTTGGCATTGCAGATGGTAGCACGATAAAAACTAATACTTCTGGCATTACTACTGTTACAAAAATGAGAGCTTACAGATCAAATAATGGTAACTTAGATAGTGATCTCGCAGCCGGCGTTGATCATGGAGATGCTTTTGGAGCAGGGGATGTTGTTGGCGTTGCAGTAGACATGGACAATGGTGCTTTGTATTTTCGTAATGAAGGCACGTTTCAAAACAGTAGTGATCCAACTTCTGGTGCAAGCAAAACAGGAGCGGCGTTTACTGACCTACTTTCTGCTGGACCCTATGATTGGACACCTTTTATTCATAACGATGGTTCGGCTGAAAATACGTTTACTGCTAATTTTGGTCAATTTGATTTTGCCGCAACAATTCCTACTGGTTACACGACTTTAATGACAGCTAACTATCCAGAACCAGCTATTCCTGATGGTTCAGTGTATTTTCAACCTACGTTGTATGAAGGGAATGGAACGGCAATTGGTTCAGGCGGTTTAGCTGTTAATCAATCTAGAAATAGTACTTTTAAACCAGATTGGGTTTGGGCTAAAAACCGTGATGCCACTGACGGTCACATTCTAGTAGATAGTGTTCGAGGCGTAACTAACTACTTAGCAAGTGATAGCACGGCAGTAGAAGTTGACAATAACGAAAGTATTGTAACATTTGACACTGATGGATTTACTGTTGGTAATATGGTTAATGTTAACACAGACGGTGAAAGATATGCTGCTTGGCAGTGGTTAGCAGACAACACTTCTGGTTCTACTAACGATGACGGTGCGATACAAACCACACTGGCAACTAACGTAAGAGCTGGTTTCAGTATTGGTACTTATACTGGAACTGGTTCAGCAGCAACATTAGGTCATGGTTTAGCAGAAGCACCTACTTGGATTATTGTTAAAGAACGTACTAATGATGTTGGCGGTTGGCATGTCTTTCATGAATACAATACAGGTGCGCCTCAAACTGATTTTTTATTTTTAGACACAGCTGTCGCAACGGCAGACGATGCCACAATATTTAACGATACAGCGCCTACTGCTTCAGTTTTCAGTATAGGAACCGCTGACGATGTGAATGAAGATAGCGGGACTTACGTTTTCTATGCTTTCCACGATGTTATAGGTTATTCAAAATTTGGCTCATATGTTGGTACTGGTTCTGCCACGGTAAATGCATTTATAAACACTGGTTTTAAACCAGCTTTTATTATAATAAAAGCGACTAGTCGATCAGGAACTTGGAATATGTACGACACTAATAGGGGTGGTAGTGCAGCTACTGGCGCTGACGGCATTGGTAACATAACAACTCTACATTTAGCTGCCGATAATCCGGCCGTAGAAACAAACGATTATAATATTGATATATTATCAAATGGTTTTAAAATTTATGATAGTCAACATTATGTAGGTGAAAATAACGCCACTTACATCTACATGGCCTGGGCTGAAAATCCTTTTGGGGGCAGCGGTGTTGGTCAAGCTCGTGCATTTTAGTTGGTTCATTCTTTCATCAATAACTCACGATAAAAAATAACACAGACTTCCAAACATATAAATATGTAGAAAGGGGAAAATTATGGCAGTACCTTCTACAAAGGCAACTCTTAAAACCTATTGTCTCAGAGCTCTAGGTTCTGGTGTTATAGATATAAATGTTTCTGATGATCAAGTAGATGATCGTTTAGATGAAGCATTGCAATACTTCGCACAATACCACTATGATGGTATTGAGAGAATGTATCTTAAACATCAAATGACTCAGGCAGAACTTGATAGAGGTTTAACAAATGCATCAACTTCTGTAACGGATAAAGCTGATAACACTATTTCTGCTGATTGGTTAGAAGGTAAGGGTTTCATACCTGTACCAGATACGGTTGTTTCTGTTGTAAAAATATTTCCTCTTACTGATACTGGTGGAGGTGGAAGTCTTTTTGATGTTCGTTATCAATTACGATTGAATGACCTCTATGATTTTTCTTCAACCTCAATTATGCATTATCAACAAACAATGCAGCACCTAGATTTTCTAGAACATATTCTTGTAGGTGAAACACCTATTCGTTTTAATCAACACCAGAACCGTCTTTACATTGATATGGATTGGCGTAACAAGATGACTGTTGGAGAGTTTATAATTATAGAGTGCTATCGTAAACTTGACCCAACAACATATACTGATATCTTTGATGACATTTATCTAAAACGATATGCAACAGCTATGATTAAAAAGCAGTGGGGTGCAAACCTCTCTAAGTTTAATGGTGTTGCTATGCTTGGCGGTGTTACGATGAACGGTGAAGCGATCTACTCACAAGCGATAGAAGAACAACAGAGACTAGAGGAACAAATTCAATTAGCATTTGAGTTGCCAGTCAACTACATGATAGGATAAAAATATGGCTGTCAATTCTTTTTTTCATACAAGTAATGTTGCATCAATAGCAACAGAGCAAAGTCTGTATAGTGATCTGGTTGCAGAGGCAATTCAGATATACGGTCATGATGTATTTTACATAGATAGAACTATCGTTGCAGAGGACTCTGTTTTTGGAGAGGACTCCCTTTCTGTTTTCAGAGATGCAGCTAAGATAGAAATGTATATAGAAAATGGAGAGGGTGGATTTGCTGGTGAACGAGAAATCATGAACCAGTTTGGTTTACAAAATTTAAGTGAAGCAACATTCGTTGTAAACAAGATTAGATTTCAAGAACTAACAAAACAGATTACAATAGAGTTGGGAACTGATGAAGAAGAGGGTGGTTCTGTTCTTCTAGAAGCAGGAACACTTGCAGAGACAACTACAGACTTAGAGGGAAGTGACTTTTATATTCTATCAGAAACAGATTCAACGGATGCTGATCGTCCTTTTGAGGGTGATGTAATTTTCCATCCTATTCTTAAAAAGATGTTTCAAGTTAATTTTGTAGATCATGACGAGCCTTTCTTTCAGTTGGATAATAATCCAGTATATAAGTTAAGATGTCGTCTGTTTGATTATAGTTCTGAAGAACTTAATACTGGTATAGATACAATTGATGCGATTGAAGATGCACTAAGTACATCTACATCTGAATTCCAGTTTAGTTTGGAATCAAATACAGCCACAGTAAATGCTGTTCAATTAGAACCTAATATTGGTCGTATCATTCATGAGAACGAATCAGACGAACTTGTTGCACAAGAAGATAGTGATATGACAACAACGGCTGGTTCTCTACTTTCAGAGACAGGAGAATACTTAATTCAAGAGTCCTATATATTAGGAGATGGATCGTCTGATAAGAGTGCTCAAAATGAGTTGTTTGACTCTTTAGATGATACAGTAATAGATTTTAGTGAGTCAAATCCATTTGGGGATGTAGGGAGTAGTTAATTATGTTAGGACAACAGTTTTATCATGAAAGTATAAGAAAAGTTATTGTTGCCTTTGGAACAACATTTAATAATATCCAGTTAGTTCGTAAGGACAACGATGGAAAGATAACGCAAACAATGAAGGTTCCTCTTGCGTATGGTCCCCGTCAAAAGTGGTTAGTTCGTTTGAATGAAGATGCTGATCTATCAAAACAAGTTGCGGTTACTCTACCACGTATTGGTTTTGAAATACAAAATTTATCATACGATCCTTCTAGAAAACTGAATAGAATACAAAAATTTAAAAAAGTAAAGGGTGCTGATTCAAATAGACTTGATACACAGTTCATGCCTGTACCTTATAATCTTTCCATACAGTTATACGTCATGGCAAAACAGTCTGATGATGCATTACAAATTGTAGAACAGATATTACCATTCTTTCAACCAGACTATACACTAACTATTAACGACATGGCCGATATGGGAATTAAGAGAGATGTTCCTATTGTATTGAATGATATTAGTTACGAAGATAACTATCAAGGTGACTTTGAAACACGAAGAGCTCTTATCTATACACTAGACTTTACTGCGAAGTTTTATCTGTACGGTCCTGTTACATCTAGTGCAGTTATTAAGACTGTTCAAGTTGATCAATATACTGATATTAAAGATAATGCTCCAAGAAGAGAACAAAGATATAAAGTACAACCTAAACCCTCAAATTCTGATGCAGATGATGATTTTGGATTTAGTGAAGCAACTTCATTCTTTGAGGACGCAAAAATATTTGATCCTGTAAGTGGTACAGATAAGGAAAATTGATAATGGTCAATCCTCTTAAAGAGTTGGACAAAACTCTTGGTATTCTAAGTGACGTTGAAACTCTACAAAAAGAACCTTGGAATTATGAACATAAAAATGAAAAGGTTGTTTCTGTAGATAAAGGTCAAGACATAGAGAGTGACTATGAATACCAAAGACAGAACTTCTATAACCTAGTCGAAAAAGGCACTACGGCAATTGATGGTATATTGTTGTTGGCTAAAGAGTCTGAACATCCAAGAACTTATGAAGTTGCGGGAAACCTTATCAAACAAGTTTCAGAGGTTGCAGAGAAGCTTGGAGACTTACAGGAGAAGATGAAGAAACTTTCAGAGGTTCCTGATAACGCTCCTAAGAATGTCACTAACGCATTATTTGTAGGAAGCACAGCAGAACTTCAGAAAATGATAAAAGGCAATGATTGAAGAGGATTGGGAAGCGTGGGGCGCATTTCCTCAACACAGATGGTTGTTCAATAAATTAGAATTATCGTCTAAATTAAAATATGACTGTGGCCCAGCGTGTTTTCCTATTTCAAACGCAAACACTTACATAATACGTCCTATATACAATTTGTATGGAATGGGCATTGGTGCTCATAAAAAATTTCTTGATCCTAAAATACATGGTGAAGAAATGAAGTATCATAAACATATTCCGCCTGGCTATTTTTGGTGTGAATATTTTGAGGGAACACATTATAGTTTAGATTTTATTCGTGAGGGTAATAGATGGACACCATTTAGTAGTATGATTGGTAGACAAGACACAGAACAAAGTTTATCACGGTTTGTAGAATGGGAAGTTATAACGCCATCTTTTTTTACAGTTGATTTGCCTAAGTGGATTGAAAATATACAAACAGAAAAATACCTAAATATTGAGACAAAGGGAAAAAAGATTTTAGAGATTCACCTACGCAGTGGTAATGACGTAGCTTGGAATTTTAAACCTGGCACTAAAATTATTCCTGTTTGGAAAGGTGTTGATTATAAAGAATATAAGCATTTACCATTTATAGAAAATTTTCATAAGGAAAGTTTTATATATGAAGCAGATGGTAATTTGTCAGATATAAGATTGGGGTACTATGTCAATGAAAAGATTTAAAAGTTACATTAAAGAAAGTTACGAAAACTGGACAAATGAATCTCCTGTAGAGTATTCCCAAAATTTAGAAAAAACATTTGGTGCTCCTGATGAGATGACTAACTCTCAGTTGTGTTGGATTGCAAAAGATGGTTTTAAAAGGATAGTCGTTAAGGATGAGTTTATTCTTCATAGCTCTCCTGCTCCCCATTATGATTTCATTTACTGTTATGTTGATCTACAAGTGCCTAAACAATATGCAGAAGATTTAGCTAAATCAAGTGGTAGTATTTTGATTGATTATTTAAAAGGTGAAGTTGGTGCTAGGTGTGGTTCTATAACTGCAAATGCAACTACTTTAAATTATGTTATGGATGTTGTTGCAGAAAGAGTTAAACCTAGTAAAGAAGAATATGAAAAACGTATTCTAGGAATGATGGCAGATTTTAAAGCAGGGAGAAGGTATGAGTTAGATTGGTGGCCTGATGAAACAGGTGACTCTGACCCAGAAAATCCTTATTATAATTAATGTCTGAATCAGTTTACTTAGGAAATCCTAATCTCAAAAAGGCTAATGTCTCACAAGAGTGGACAGAGGAAGAGATTAAGGAATACGGTAGGTGTATGAAAGACCCTATCTATTTTATTAAAAATTATATCATGATTGTTTCTCTTGATGAGGGTCTTGTGCCTTTTGAGATGTATGATTTCCAAAAGGAGATGGTAGGTACATTTCACAACAATCGTTTTACTATATGTAAATTACCTCGACAGTCTGGTAAATCTACTACTATCATCGCTTACCTTCTACACTACGTTTTATTTAATGCGTCTGTAAATGTTGCAATACTTGCTAACAAAGCTGCGACTGCTCGTGACCTACTAGGACGTTTACAACTTGCCTATGAACACTTACCCAAGTGGTTACAACAAGGAGTAATGTCATGGAACAAAGGTTCTTTGGAGTTGGAAAATGGGTCTAAAATTCTGGCATCTTCTACTAGTGCTAGTGCCGTTCGTGGTGGCTCTTATAACATCATTTTCTTAGATGAGTTTGCATATGTTCCATCAAACGTAGCAGAGCAATTCTTTAGTTCAGTTTATCCTACAATATCCTCTGGTAAGACTACTAAGGTGATGATTGTGTCTACACCACATGGTATGAATATGTTCTATAAGTTGTGGGTGGATGCAGAAGAGCAAAGAAACTCTTATATACCTATTGAAGTACATTGGAGTGAAGTGCCTGGCCGTGATGAGGAATGGAAAGCAGAAACCATAAAGAATACTAGTGAACAACAATTTAACACTGAATTTGAGTGTGAGTTTCTTGGTTCTATCAATACACTTATATCATCAGCAAAGCTTAAAACTATGCCGTATAGAAAACCAAAACAATCTAATGCTGGATTGGATGTTCATGAACTACCAGAAAAGGATAAAACATATGTTCTATGTGCAGACGTATCAAGGGGAACTGCAAATGATTACTCTGCATTTGTAGTCGTAGATGTATCACAGATGCCCTATAAAGTGGTTGCAAAGTTTAGAGACAATGAGATAAAGCCACTTATATTCCCTGCAAAAATATACGAAGTTGCAAAAGCATATAACCAAGCATTTGTTCTTGTGGAGGTAAATGATATTGGTGAACAGGTTGCAAGCTCACTTCAATTTGATATGGAGTATGACAATCTTATCATGGCATCTATGCGAGGTAGAGCTGGTCAAATATTAGGTGGTGGGTTTAGTGGTGGTAGAGCACAACTTGGAGTGAGAACAACTAAGGCAGTAAAGAAGATTGGGTGTTCTAATCTAAAACAATTGATAGAAGACAATAAACTTATCGTAGAGGATTATGATATTATCAATGAACTATCTACCTTCATAGTTAAGGGTTCATCTCATCAAGCAGACGATGGATGTACTGATGACTTGGTTGCTTGTCTGTTTATTTTTGCATGGGTAACAGATCAAACTTATTTCAAAGAATTAACAGACATGGACATTCGTAAAACCATGATGGCAGAACAACAAGATATGTTAGAACAGGATATGGCTCCATTTGGTTTTATTGTAGATGGTTTAGAGGATGAGAATATAGGAGAGATGGTTGACGAATATGGAACTAGATGGAATCCAGTTGTAAGAGACTATGGTTCAAACTGGTGATTAAATAAACTCTATTAAATCATTATCTACCTTAATCCAACAGTTAGAACACAATATATGGGATATACTTATAAGATGAAATATTTCTTTACGGCTCTCATCATTTGTACCAACTCTCTTTGTTAGTTTTCTTATTTCCGAATCATGTGGATAAAACTTTAAGCACACTGTTTCACTCTCACCGCAGTGTTTACAAGACTTATCTATTAAAAATTCGTTGAGTAATAAGATTCTTTTACGGTAATTTCTACGAGCTACCTTCTTAATAGTCTCTTTATACTTCTCATAATGATCGTTTCCCATATAACTATTTATATGATATAACACTTATAAAAAGGGTTTTTGTAAAGTTTGTTTTTTATAAATATCTGTAACAGAATGAAAAAACAATCTTAATAAAAAGATAAGATGAGGAGTACAGTATGTCTTTTTTAGTTTCTCCTGGCGTTCACGTTAAAGAGATAGATTTAACTAATGTAGTTCCTAGTGTTGATACCACTATTGGTGCTATTGCTGGACCTTTCGAAAAAGGCCCTGTAAGTAAAGTTACTACAATTACCTCTGAGGCTGATCTAGTCAAAAATTTTGGTAAACCTAGTTCAAACAACTTTGAATATTGGTTTACTGCTTCTAATTTCTTAAAGTATAGTAATACTTTAAAAGTAGTTCGTGCAGAAAGCGGTTTCCTAAATGCTGGAGAAGCTTCTGGACTACTAATTCAAAATGATGATGTATACCTTGCAGACTACTTTACCGAAACAGGTGATGGTACAGTAACATCTAATGATTGGTATGCTAGATCACCTGGCACTTT